ACCTAATTGGAGAGATATTGCAGCATAGGGTATAAACTTTATTCTTTTTGATTTATTATATACAATATAGGAACAAATTATGGCAACTTACGTTAACGATTTAAGATTAAAAGAAATCGCCACAGGGGACGAGAGTGGAACTTGGGGAACAAGTACCAACACCAATTTAGAACTTATTGGCGATGCTTTTGGCTATGGAACAGAAGCCATAACAACCAACGCAGACACTCATACAACAACAATAGCAGACGGCTCAGCAGATGCTGGTCGAGCTTTATTTTTAAAATATACTGGAACCCTAGATTCAACTTGTACAATTACGATTGGACCTAATACGGTTTCAAAAGTATGGATTATAGAAAATGCTACTAGCGGTTCTCAAAGCATAATTATTAAACAAGGTTCAGGAGCTACAGTTACCATTCCAACTGGAATGACATCTGTAATTTACTCTGACGGAGCAGGTTCAGGTGGTGCTATGGTAGACGCCTTAACAGATTTAAATGTTGCATCTTCACTTAGTATAGGTGGTTCAGGTGTAGCAACAACAGGAAAAGCTATAGCAATGGCTTTGGTTTTCGGATAAAATTAGGACAACATTATGGCAAATCCAAATTTAGTAAATGTAACTTCGATATACGCTAACAGTATAAACGGAGCTTTAACAACTACAGTAACAACCGACTTATTAACTTGTGCAAGTAACAAACTAATAAAAATTAATAGTATTATTGTTGCAAATATTGACGGTACAAATGCCGCAGGTGTAACAATGGGAATTATTAAAAGTGGTGGTTCAGTAGTTTTATTCGCTTCAACTATTTCTGTTCCTGCGGATGCTACCTTAGTATTGATAGATAAAAATTCAGGTATCTATCTTGAAGAAGGAGATATCCTAGAGGGTGGTGCAAGTGCTAACTCAGACTTAACTTACACCATTAACTACGAAGAACTAGATGACGCATAAGGAGTACAAATATGGCTCATTTTGCAGAACTTAATAACAGCAACATAGTATTACAAGTAATAGTAATATCTAATGAAGATGTAAACGCCAATGGCGGAGATCAATCTGCTCAAGCAGAAAACTTTGTAGCTTCGATAGTACCACATCAAAACGGTGGTAACGAATGGAAACAAACTTCATACAACAACAATTTTAGAAAACAATATGCAGGCATAGGCATGACCTATGATGCTACTAAAGATAAATTTTTACATCCTCAACCTTTTCCGTCTTGGGCATTAGATGACAATGACGACTGGCAAGCACCAGTTCCATTTCCAACAGTTACAGAAATAGACTCTAATGGAGTTCTTATACTTTGGGATGAAGATAATCAAAAATGGCTAGGAGAAACTTATACTGGTGATCCAATCGTTAAAACCAATTACGAATGGGATGCTTCTAGTAGAGCTTGGAATGAGGTCTAACCATGGCTAGTTCTAATGGCGGAGTAATAGGTGTAGATAACCCCCCAACCGATCAACCTGAAGTTATTACAACTTTTAATGCTAGTGGTAATTTAACTACAGCACCTTATACAACATCAGTTCAATATGTGATTGTTGCAGGAGGCGGTGGTGGAGATCGTGCAGGAGCAGGATCAGGTGGCGGAGGTGCAGGTGGATATCGTTCATCAGTCCCTGGTGAAGCATCAGGTGGCGGAGCCTCTGCTGAATCTTTAAGTCCAGTTTCAGCAGCTACTGTTTATCCAGTTGTAATTGGTGCAGGTGGATTAGGTGCACAACTTTCAGGAGCAACTCCTGCTTTACAAGGATCAAACTCAAGTTTTAATGGTATAGTTTCTACTGGTGGTGGGGGTGCAGCTTTTGTACCTAATCCACAAAACTCAAGAAATGGTGGTTCAGGCGGTGGTTCTTCTTATTCAAACGGAGGTGGCTCAGGAACATCAGGTCAAGGCTATCCAGGTGGTAATGCCACGCTAAATGGCGGAGGCGGTGGCGGAGGTGGAGCAGCTCAAGCAGGTTTTGGACCACCTACACCTGCACCTCAACAAAGAGGTTGGGATGGCGGAGATGGAGTAGCTTCTTCAATTACTGGCTCACCTGTTTACCGAGCAGGAGGGGGCGGTGGCTGTGGAAGATTTACAAACAATGGTATTCAAGGTATTGGCGGTCTAGGTGGCGGAGCTAATGGCTCTAACCCTGTAGACTCACCAAATCCAGGCGGAACTGCAAACACAGGCGGTGGCGGTGGTGGAACTGATATTGGTAATCCACCCTTTAGTCCTGTACCAGCAGGTCCAGGAGGATCAGGTGTAGTCATAATTAAAGAACCCAACGCAGGATTTAAATGTTCAGGTGTATGGGATATGAACGCTCTTTACGATAATGTAAAAGCAGGAACTTGGACAACTTAACATGCCTAGATTAATTGGAGCAGTCTTAAATCCTAAACTACAATCTGAACAAATAACCACTTTTAATTCAAGTGGAACGCTCACCACTCAACCTTTAACAACTTCTGTTGAACATTTAGTTGTAGCAGGTGGCGGAGGTGGTGGTTCTTATTATTATGGAGCAGGCGGAGGTGCAGGCGGGTTACTGACAGCTTCAGGCAATCCAGTTTCAGGTGGCTCTCCATATCCTGTAACAGTTGGTGCAGGGGGTGCAGGAGGTTCTGCTCCTGGTGGTCCAACTGTCCCTGGTGTTGGTAGTAAAGGCTCAAACTCAGTTTTAGGTACGCCATCTTCCATTACTTCAGAAGGTGGTGGTTTTGGTAATACAGGCGGTTCGCCTGGCAACTATGGACAAGATGGTGGACCAGGAGGATCAGGCGGTGGAGCAGGTGTTGCTGTCCCTGGTTATGGACCACCTGTATTTCCATCTTCAGGAGGAAGTGCTGCTTCAGGTCAAGGAAATGCTGGAGGTTCATCCAACAGTCCTTTTCCAGGTTATGCTGGACAAGCCACATCAGGCGGAGGCGGAGGAGCAGGTGCTGTTGGTACTAGTGCTACTTGGTACCCAGGTCCAACACCAGTCCCTGATGTAAATCCAGGCGGAGCAGCGGCAGGTGGAGCAGGAGCGGCAAATTCAATTACTGGATCACCAGTCACTTACGCAGGTGGTGGTGGAGCAGGGGGTTACTACCTTGGAGCAGGAGGAGCAGGAGGCTCAGGCGGAGGCGGAGCTGGAGGCGGTCCGTCATCAGGAGGCGGAAACGGAACTGCTAATTTAGGCGGTGGTGGAGGCGGTGGACAACATCCTGGCACTGGTACTCCTAGCGGAGCAGGTGGTACAGGTGGTTCAGGTGTAGTTATTGTTAAAGAAGCACAAATTGCTACAGACACATCAAATTGTTGGGATTTAAGAACAGTTTTTACAGAAATTAAAGCTGGTAACTGGAACGGATAACAATAACCTATCTTTTAAAACACATCTAACTTATACTATCTTCCAAGAGAGAGAAGATGAAAAATATTTACTTTTTATGCGGTTTGCCTAGATGTGGAAATACTTTGCTTGCATCCATATTAAACCAAAACCCAAACATAAGTGTTACTGCTAATTCTATTACAGCAGACATTTTATATAATCTTGAACAACTTAAAGAAACAACAAATTTTAAAAACTTTCCTGACTATCAATCATTAAATAATTTAATAGAAGGTAGTTTAGAACTATATTTTAAAGATTATAAAAGTGATCATATTATTGATAGAAGTCCTTGGGGGACACCTAAGAATATAGAACTTATAAAAAAATATATTGCTCCAAATCCAAAATTTATTATTTTAGAAAGACCTTTTATAGAAATATTAGGCTCTCTTGCTAGAGTAAAAAATTGGAATAAAAAAGATTTAGAAGATTCTTGTTTTTATGAAATGACTGAAGGCATGACTGCTGTTAATTCTTATGCTATACATAACATTATTAAAAATGATAACGATCATATAAAAATTAATTATGAAGACTTAACAATAAATCCTAAAAAATATATAAAACGCATTTACAAATTTTTAAATATTCCAACCTACAAACATAGGTATGTTGATTTAGAACAATTTTCTATAAACAATATTAAATATGATGATAGTGTTTTAGATGGAATGTATCATGATGTTAAAGAAGATAAAGTAGAAAAAAATAACTATGATTTAAATATGTATTTAAGCGAATCAATTATAACTAAGTATAAAAACATGTCTTTAGAAAAATGGGTAAATGAATTTTTAATACAGAGAGGTTATTTTGAATCTTAAATGGTATTACTGGTACTTTCAATCAGTTATTCCTGAAAGAATATGTGACGATATTGTTCGTTATGGTAAAGAACAAAATAAAGAAATGGCTCTTACAGGTAACGCTGGCAAAGACAACAAAAACCTTACCAAACTAGAACTTAAAAACATTCAAAAGAAACGCAAGTCTGACATTGTTTGGATGAACGATAGATGGATATACAACGAAATACAACCTTATGTGCATGCAGCAAACGCAAGTGCTGAGTGGAATTTTGAATGGGATTTTTCAGAGTCATGTCAATTCACCGAATATAAAAAAGGTCAGTTTTATGACTGGCATTGTGATTCCTATACAGAACCATATGACCAACCCGAAAATAGAAATGTGCATGGTAAACTAAGAAAACTTAGCATGACTGTATCGCTTACAAACCCTGATGAGTATGAAGGTGGTGATTTAGAATTTGATTTTAGAAATCAAGATGAAGCATCACAACCTAGAATTTGTGAAGAAATTAGACCAAAAGGAAGTGTGATTGTTTTTCCTTCTTTTGTTTGGCATAGAGTTAAACCTGTAACCAAAGGAATACGACACTCCTTAGTGTGTTGGAATTTAGGATATCCATTTAAATGAGCTTTAAGAAAAATAAATACCTAGTAATTAAAAACGCTATATCAACAGAACTAGCAGATTTTTGTTATCAATACTTTTTAAACAAAAGAGCAGTAGCAAGACATTTGTTTGATGATAGATATATTTCACAGTTTGCTGATTATTTTGGTGTTTGGAATGATGTTCAAATACCTGAAACTTATTCACATTATGGCGATATAGTTATGGACACTTTATTGCAAAAAGTTAAACCTGTAATGGAAAAAGAAACAGATATGAAGCTTACTGAAACTTATTCATATGCAAGAATCTATAAAAAAGGAGATGAGTTAAAAAGACATAAAGATAGATACTCATGCGAAATATCAACTACTATGTTATTAGGTGGAGATGAGTGGTCTATATTTTTAGAACCATCAGGCGAAGAAGGTAAAAAAGGCGTAGAGGTTAACTTAGGAAAAGGCGATATGCTTATGTATCGTGGTTGTGATTTAGAACATTGGAGAGAACCTTTTGAGGGCGAAAACTGTGCGCAAGTATTTTTACACTATAATGATGCTAGTGGTAAAGACGCTAAGTTTAATAAATTTGACGGTAGACCTATGATAGGATTGCCTGGACATTATTCATTACAAAAATAATGGTTGAAGTCTTTGACTGTCCTTACATATCCAAAGTCAACAATAAACAGTTTCAACAAGACTTAATTAACTACACTAAAGAAACAAAATGTTGCGATATGGAGGTGTGCGTACATCCAAAAATACAAAGCGACTTAAAAATAGATCAAGCTTTTACAGTTATTGATAACTCTATTAACAACCTTTTTAAAACTTACTTAGGTACTGATAAGTTTGAGTTTACCAAAAAGAATGTATGGGGTTATTACGCATCTAAAGGCTCGCAATTACAAAGTGTGGTACATAACCATGCTTTTAAAAAAGAAAAAGGTTTGCAACTTTCTGCCTTAATGTATATCACACCAACGAAACTAGGCACTAGCTTTGCAGATTTTAAAATAGAACCTGAGATAAATAGATGGTATCTTTGGCACTCAGGTTTATATCATCACCCTGAAGACGGTATAACACCTAAAGATAGAATTGTTTTAGCTTTATCTAGCGTAATAAATAGATGCACATAAAAATTCCAAACTTCTTATCAATAGAAGAATGTAAGTTAGTCGAAAAAGTTTTATTAGAAAAAGAACAAGAAATACTTGCCTTGCCACTTACTACAGATATGTATACAGGAACAACCGCAAGGTATTCCTACTATAATTTTTTAAACTACATACCTGAAATTGATATAACAAAAAAATTTTTTGCTTTACCGATTATGCAAGACGAAGATGAGTTTTGGATTCAATGCTGGGTTAATATTCTTAATAAAGACGAAGGAATACCCATGCACAATCATGGCCATCCTGAAAATATTTTTTATGCTTGTAATATTTTTATATCAGGTCCCGATGATTGTTTTACTTTTTATGATGATAATGGCCATGTACCTAACAATATTGGCGAGCTACATTTAATTGATTGTCACCTTTGGCATGGTGTAAAAGAAAACACAAACGACCAACCAAGGCTGTCTATTGCTTGTGATATACATTTTAAAGACCCAAAACATTTTGAAAATTACGAGCAAAGAATCGTTCATGCTAAGAGAAACTAGTATATAATTTTAAAAAAACTGAGGTAATACAATATGGATATATTAATACCCTTAACAATAATAGTAGTAGTTTTAGTTTGGTCTGTAAAAAAATTCAAGCCTGAACTTTGGAATAAATTAATTTCATTTATATCTAAAAATTGAATGAAGTTATCCAAGCTATTGAAACTATAGGAATACCAGCAGCAGGAGCAGTTGGTTTAGGTTATTTAGTTTGGACGCTTTTTAAATCTCTTATAGCTGATATACACAAAAAACTCGATACACAACACAGTATGATTGTAGCTCTAATTGACCGTATACGGCAAATGGACAACGATATGATACGTATAGACACTATGGTAAGAGCAGCATTAAAACTACCGCCTGACGTAAATCGTATAGCAAGAGCTGATGGTAAAAAAGATGTCCGTAAGGATTAACTTTTCTTAGATCTTATTATATGATTAGTTTATGGCTAGTAAACCAAGAAAAACAACTGTCGACGTAGCGAATGACCTAGCCAAACACGAGGTACAATGTGCAGAAAGATGGAAAACTGCTTTCAATCGTTTTGACACTTTAGAAGAAAGTGTTAACGAAATTACTACCACATTAAAAAATTTTATAGTTGGGCTTGTTGGTTTTTTAGCCACTGCTTTAATTACTTTAGCAGTAACTGTTATTTCTATAATTTAGTTATGCCTTATGATTCAGGTGAAAAACTTTCACCTCATTTTAAATTAAGAGAATTTGAGCGTTCGCAAATGGCAGAACGGCACAACATCGATAACACAGTTAAGGAAAAGAGTGTTTATAAAAATTTACAGTTACTTTGCGAACATGTCCTTGAGCCAGTACGTAATCATTATGGCATACCTTTTTCACCTAACTCTGGTTATCGTTGCCTTGACCTTAATAGGCGACTTAAATCGTCCGACACAAGTCAACATGTCAGTGGGCAGGCAGCAGATATTGAACTCCCAGGCATATCCAATTACGACCTTGGGATATGGATCAAAGATAACTGTGAGTACGACACCGTGCTCTTAGAATTTTATAAAGAAGGAATCCCGTCTAGTGGGTGGGTACATGTATCTTATGTTGAAGGCAATAATCGTAAACGTGCATTGATCTTTGATGGGAAACAATATAAAAGACTTGAATAATACTATAAAATATTAGTGTTATGGCACTAAACAAATTCATATTTAAACCTGGAATTTTTAGAGAAGGCACCGACTACGATAATGAGGGTGGTTGGTTCAATTCTAACTTGGTTAGATTTAAAGCTGGTAGACCACAAAAAATTGGTGGCTGGCGTAAAGATTCCCTTAATACATTTTTAGGAACCTGTCGTGCTCTACACGCATGGATTCTGTTAGCTGGTACTAAACTTTTAGGGTTAGGTACTAATTTAAAATACTATATTGAAGAAGGAGACTCTTT